ATGTTGTTAGCGCCCACGGTGTTGCCGTTGGTGGTGATCTGGTCATACGTTGCGAGGCTGTGCAGGCCGCTGGAAGAACCAGTGCCCGACGAACCAAACGCAGCGGTAGAGCAAGTGCCACCAGCGTACACAGCGTTAGCGCCGCCGTACTGGTCAAGACCGCGCAGGCCATCAGCGCCGCCGGTAGAAACCGAGGTGCCGGTGCCAGACTGGTCGTTGTTAACGATCATTGACAGACCTTCTGCCTGAGAGAACTCAGCCAGCATGTCGTCAACGACGTTAGCCTCAAGGCCATCAATATCGTCCAGAGCCGCAGTACGGATCGGGAACTGCACGTTGATGTCTTTCAGCACCAGTTGCCAAATCGACGTATCTTCAGTCGTGCTTGCGCCGTTGTTCTGGATCGCATAGCCCCACTGCACACCAGCGTTGCCGGTCTTGACGCGGAACTGATACGACGAACCATCGGTAGCCACGGTACGCGACACACCACGCAGCGGGTTACGCAGACGCAGAGCGACGAACACCGGGTCATACGCGGTACGACCACCCTTGCCATCACCGCCAGCGGTAAGGGCAGAGGCTTCCGTCAGGTAAGCGTGATACTGGCTCTCGTCCGCAAACATCTTGATTTCTTTCTCAAGTTGCTTGCCCGACTTGTAGAAACCAGACAGTTGCTCACGCACTGCGCGGTTCACATCAGAGCGAACGGTCTTGGCGATAGGACGGATGATCGCGGGAGCCTGCACGGTCGCCACTTTGGCTTCCAGAGCAGCAACCTTCTCGCTCATCTCAGCCTTAGCGGCCTCGACAGCAGCCACAGCCTCGGCTTTGACAGCCTCAACAGCAGCGACGTTAGACGCTTCGATAGCGTCCAGTTTTTCGATGATTTCTTTCATTTGATCCTCTTAGAAAGAAGTTTGACGAGTTCCCGCTGCTCAAGAGCAAGCAGGATTTCTTTGGTCGCATCCACATCGGCATCACGCTGTTGCGGCGCATTTTCAAGTTGCTCCGGGGCAACCTCACGCTGCTCCATCACACGCTTGAAGATAGACGCGGCTGCGACCGCATCTTTCTTGGACAGCCCTGCTTCACGCAAAGCCTTTTCCAAAACCTTCAGGTCCGCAGTGCCGTCAGCACGGAAAAATTCCAACTTGCTAACTTCTGCTTTCGGATTGTTCGGATACATCACTACAGATACTTCGCGCAGGCCACCTTTGGTGATCTGGAAGTAGCCATTTTCGTAGTAGTCATCTGAATCAGCCGCACAAACTTCACCCGACTCAGTAACCCATTGATATTCGTCTGCGTATGCGCCAACAGACACCCCACCAAACATATTGGGGGACTCAGACATAACTTGGTAAAGATCAGAGCCTTGAGTGGTGTTAACGTACAGGCGACCCGATGCGGTCATGCCATTCTCATCAAATTCAAATGAAGTCCACTCGCCAACCGGAATTGCATCTGCTTCGTGATTAACAAACATGGGCAACGGACGGCCCATAGCAGAAAACTCTTTTGCCCAATCCATAAAGCCTTCAGGCTTATAAAAAAAGCGCCTTCCGTCAGCGCCTTCTCGCGGTCCCCAAGTCGTAACTCGGGCTTCAATCTTGCCGCTTGGTTCTGCGTTGCCGTGCTTTTCCAGCATCAAACGGGCTTCGCACAACATCATCATTTGCTTGGTCATGTATGACTCCATCAACTTTTGATTGGTCAATGTCTTTTATTTTCGGCGGGCGACCCCTTTTTGGGCGCGGCATGTCATGTGGCTTATATGTTGCCAACGATGCTACCACCAACCGAAAAATAATGGACATCTTTTAAGTGGTGCCAATATTCATCTTTTTCCGCTGATTTCCACCGCCACCGCCGGTGTCTTGCGGACTGCTTCCCGGCAACGGTTCTGCCGGTTTACTGTCGTCTTTTAAGTCGTCGGCACCCTCAATATTGGGCATATTGATGTAAGCGCGGGCTTCGTTGGGGGTCATAATGCCGCCCGAAACCGCCGCGTTAATAAAGTTCATTTGATCCAGCGGACTGCCTTTTAGGAAGTCTCGGGTGTCAAACTCAATAGAAAGCGACGGATACCCGGACAGCAAATGCTGCTTAAGTTTTTGTTGGACATTAACCAGCAACGGGTACATCGTGGACTTGTAGTATTCGTCCAGCATAGATTGGGTGTTGTTGTACTTACCTTCACCCACGCCAATCATTGAATAAGGCACCCCAAACAAGCCGCAAATCCGTTTCATGGTTTGCTCTTTAAGTTTGGCAGCATCGGCGTCTTGCAGCGTCAGCATTTCCAGCGGCATGTACTTCATCCCGGAATCAAGCAACATGCCTTGACCAGCCTTGCTGGCATCCGAGGTGCGACTGCCCGTCATCTGGTTCCATGTTTCTTTAATCCGGGCGGCAATCTCTTTGTATTTAATGTCCGGGATGACCGCATCCGTCACAAACAGGCCAGAAGGCTTTGCGCCGTTTTGCATGATGTAGTTTGCGTACAGGTCAATGTCCTGATCCAAACCAACCAGTTCGGTCGCCAAAATGCCTTTGTTAAAGCCCGCAGAACCTTGCCATGCCGCGTCCTTAACGTGCATGATTTGGTAGTAGGCAAGTTGCTGATCCTTGTCAAACCCATATGCCGGGGTAGACAGCCGGTAGGACGGGTAGCGAGTCGGGGTGATGGTCGCCGCAATCAGCGTGGAATCCATCACATACATCTCTAGCGGCGTCTGCTGCTGGCTTTCTTGGTCTTTGCGCCACCAAAGAGTAAATGCCTCGCCCGACAACTCATGCCACATCATCCACTGATACCAAAACTCGTATGTGGATTGGAAGTTGTTGGGGTTTGTCAGCAAGTTGTAGACAGATTTGGCCTTTTCCCTGTTTCGGGTGCCAACTTCATCGCTACGCAACGCATCGACGCATTTGCCCGGTGCCACCTCGCACATGATGCGGATAGGCAGTTGACCGATGCTTCTTGCTTTGAGGTTAACGCAGGACATAACCGTGCTATTGCGCGTTAGCACGGACATATCGACCGGGCGACCAGCACTTGTGGTGCTGGATGTGGTCACATAAAGGATTTGCGAGGAACCGGGGATTCCTTTTTGACCGGCTTGATAAACAACATTGTTGCCTAGTGCGGTCTGACCAAAGAGCGTATTTGCCTCTTTTTGCTCAGTCTTTTTACCCCGAAAGATGTCAAAAAGTCCCATGTCGCTCTCCTATTTGCCCACAAACTATAACTCAATACTCCTAAATCCAAACGATTCGCCAACAAAAGCATTGTCTAAATGGCAATGCATAGCCATAATCATCGCAATAATGCCGTCCACTTTTGCGGCAGGGTCTGCCTCGTTCTTGCGAACTTTGACATTTCCATTGACATCGGTGTAAACCTCGCAGTTGCCAAGTTGCCAGCCGACAAATGGATTGCCGTCGTGGTGAACTGCTTTCTTCAAAATTAGTTGTTCAGTAGTTTTTGACGGGTTTGACAGCACCGCCATGCCCTGACCGACCTTCTTAACTGGCAAACCGTTACCGTACAGGTTTGCGACTAATGCAGCGGCGTTATACGGGTCAAAACCGATCTCCTTGACCTCATACTTCTTGCACTGGTTTTCGATGTACGACTGCACCTCGGTTAAGTCGGTTACGTTGCCCTGAGTAAGTTTGAGAATGCCACTACGGGCCGCTTCCGCGTAGATTGGTTTGTAATGGTTGGGAATAAAGTCCAGCGATTCCTCGGGCAAAAAGAACTGAAACTCGGCAAAAAATTCTTCTTCTCCGTAGCGGTGCAGCGTACACACCGCATTTAAGTCACGGCTTTGCGCCAAGTCGAATGCAATAAACGTAGATTCGGGCTTGTCCTCGGGCATAGGTCCAATCGACGCATCCCAGAATCGTCTATCCAGCCATGCAGCATTAGCCGAGACATAGATATTCAGTTGCTTGCACAAAAACTCGTTAAGCGACGCAGGCTTGCTCTGCGCCTCGTTTGCCATGTGCTGAATA